AAGCTATAGGGATTGATGACAACTATGGGGGATCAGGTTGAACGATAAAAAGATAGGGATCACATTCGGTGCTTTTGATTTGTTCCATGCAGGGCATGTGTTCATGTTAGAAGAAGCAAAAACAGTTTGTGACTATTTAATAGTTGGTTTACATATTGATCCTACTTTAGACCGCCCTGATGTGAAAAATAAACCTGTACAAAACATAGTAGAACGACAGATACAACTCAGGGGTTGTAAATACATAGACGAAATTATTCTATACAACACAGAAGCTGAACTGTTAGACATACTGAATACTGTAAAATGGGACGTAAGAATCATTGGTGAGGAATACAAATCTAAACACTTTACAGGGAAGGAACTTTCTAGTACTGTTGCGGGTAATATTCACTTTAATAAACGAAAACACAGTTTTAGTTCAACAGACTTGAGAAAACGCATAGTAGAAGATCAATACCTAACATAAAAAACATTTCTCCTTTACACCAACGTAGAAGTAAAGTAGAGTTTATATTTATATAAATAATTAGAGGCACTATATGAAGTTATCTAATATCCAGGAGGGACAACCTATCCCTGAGGTCATCGCACCTAGAAATAATAAGTACAACCTTCACAAAATGCAAGTTGGTCAACACTTTACGGTTGAGGATTGGGATTCAGAAGACGTACAACGTCTGCGTGTTGCTGTTTGTAACTATGGTAGGCGAAACAACAAAAAGTTTGTCACACGTAAAATAGAAGAAGGCGGAGACTGGAAACTTCGTGTGTGGAGGCAGTTTTGAGTAAGAAACTAACACCCAAACAAGAAAAGTTTGCTCAGAACGTGGCGAAAGGCATGAAGAAAAAAGAGGCAGCAAAACAAGCAGGTTACAGCGAGAAAAATGCTGCACGTGCTGGTACTATGCTAACCTCTAAAGCGAACCCAGAAGTGCAAGATCGCATTCATGCTCTACAAACCAAAGCTGCCAACAAAGCGGAACTCACACTCGGTAACCATCTAGTAGATCTGAAAGAAATACGAGACGGTGCCATGCGTAATGGTGCGTGGTCTGCTGCGGTCACTGCTGAGGTAGCACGTGGTAAAGCTGCAGGTTTGTATGTGAACCGTAGCGAATTGACCGTGAACCGTGTGGACACCATGTCAAAAGAAGAAGTCTTAGAACGTATGAAACAGCTGTATTATGAGTCTGGTGGCGTCTTGCCTCAAGGTAAACTCATTGAAGGTGAATACGAAGAACATTAGTTCACTCTCTTCTTAAACTCTTACTTTACTTTCCTTTACTTCTAACCTATGCTAGTAGTAGGTATAAAATTATACAAGGGGAAAATAAAATGTATGATGTTTTTAAATACGACAGTTATCACTCATACGAAACCAACTTTCGAATTTGGTACGACATGAGTTGTAGAGAGAAACGAAGTTTCAACCAACCAGCTTACTCACCTAAAAAAGCTCGTGAAGTTTTTGACAATATTTACGAAAAGAAACTCGCCCACTCCATAAAAATAAATAAAGATGGAATACTAGAAGACGTGTTAGTAGAGGAATGATTGTTTCAATGCAGCACAAA